GTGTTGGTTCGCAATGTTGCAATCGGATAGCTTGATGCTGCAGTCGAAGTGGTCAATTGATTGCTTGTAATTGCCCATTCACCACTTGTTTCTGTCCATTTTTTTCCAATGGCGGTTATATCCGTACTATTTGCACGATTAAAGTCGTCGGAAGTGGTTGGGAGTACTTTTCCCCCAGAAGAATCAACAATACCGGGAATCATATTAACTCGTTATGTTTCCGACAAGAACCCATGAGTTTGCTGCATACTTTATTAGTGTCGCAGTCGCCCACTGACCACCAAGCTTGAGTTGAGAATCAAAACCGTTTACTGTTTGTGGCGATGTTGCGCTGAATGTCACAATTTGCGAGCCAGACTGCGTGAAATCAATTCTGTCCCCTATGGCAAAAGTTGCGTCCGATGATGGTATAACAACCGAAGTTGCTGAAGTGAGTAGTACAAGCCCTCCAACATCGCTTGCTGCAATAGTATGGGTTGCACCTTGTTGGGCAATTATCGGTGACCTAAATCCTGACCGTGCTGCACCAACTGCCAAATCGGTAGTTGTTATTGCTCCCGAGAGACTTAATTTAGAGTAAGCAATTGCTGCCGACGCATTAATATCATCGTTAACAATTTTTCCAGAACCTATAGCAGTAACGCCCGATGAGCTTATCGTGATGTCTCCTGTAACTTCTGTCGAAGTTGGGACACCAGAGGAATTGTGCACAACAACATGACCAGCAGTTGATGTTGCAAGTTTCGACAGAGCAATAGCCGCAGAAGCATTGACATCTGCGTTGACAATTGTTCCGTCAAGAATCTTTCCCGACGTAACAGCACCATCCGCCAGTTCTGTTGCAGTAATTGTCCCAGCAGCAATATCTGCTGCTATTACCGTGCCTGGGGCAATTTTGTCAGATGTTACAGAGTTCGCAGCCAGCTTTTGCGTGGTGATTGCACCATCTCCAACCGTAAATTGCGCTGAGTCCTGCCACGAAGCTCCGTTGTAATATTGAATCAAGTTCAATTCATCGATATAACAAATGCGGCCTTCGGACAGTGCTGGCTTGCCGCTTCCTCCTTGGGATACGGGAATGCCATCGCCAAACGCAGCATCTCGCGCTGCTGTGGTCGCGAAACGCGCAACCACTTGGTCCATGAGATACGTGTTTATGTCTGCTGCATATGCAGTATCACCAGATAGAAATAGTCTTACACCTGTACCGGCCATTTAGAAATCTCCTAAATTATTGTGCTTTATTTTAGCATTATGTTTCATACTGGTCACCCGAACGAGATGCTTCCATCAAGCAAACCATACGTGACGTCATCAAGTGTTAAGAAGAATTCGTCAATAGTTTGATGAGTAACCACATATCCCATGGGTCTAGCCATATTTACCGACTGGAGTACGGCATCGCTTGATTCACCGGTATTTGCATCAATTGTTTCGTTTGTTAGCGTCTGAATGCGAATCGCAAAAGGGTCTCCCCCGAAATATGGTGTCAACGAAACAGACTGTGTGGAAGCCTCTCCATCTTTTGTTCTGATTGTCATCTGTTTTGCAGATTCAATCATTGCATGTCTTGTCCCAGCACCTCTTCCGTAGTGGCTCCCATAGAGCTGCCATTCCACAAAGTCTCGCTGAAGACCAGCGTTATTAAAATAAAGAGTCCCATCAGATAACTGGAAGTTTCGATGGATTCTTTCCCCATTAAATTGAGCCAGCCAACTCAGATACGCGTCTCGAGCCGCTGATGGAGAAACAAGCGAACTCTGAACCCAACTGAGAATTCCCTCGTCCTGTGTTACCAGTTCGTCTGCTTCAAGACCGTACATCTCTTCTAATTCAGATTTTGTGTCACCAGCAGCAGATGTAAGTACGTCAATAAGTCTAAAAAAGGGATAAGTTGGATATGATTGAGATGAGTCAAGTTCCCAGTAAAAATCTGGAAGAAAATTTCGTATTCCAGATACGAAACCATTAGAGTAGAAATCTAGGTCGTGAATTAGGTGTGGACATGTCAACCATATGTTTGACGCATTATGTCCAGTAATGGATATCCTTACACTTAAGGTGTGTAGCTCCAAATCATCCGGAACAGTTATTCTGTTTGACTGAATAGCGTTGTATTCACCGCTGCTAAATGACTGAATATTTCCTTGAATTCCAGTTGATGAACCGTCAAGATAAATCATTGTTGATAAATCAACAGAAGATAGCGCTTTGATTCGCATATTAAACGAAAGAATTCGTCCATTGTCTTCGAGATATAATGGAACATCTTCTAGCGTTACCAATATTTCACCAGTAGATGATGGGTTTAATTGCAGAACGTAACGAGTATCAACCAAAAAGTTGGTTGATACTATTGCCAATTCTGAGTTAGTTGATTCCCAGTCGCTTGAATATGCGCCGAGTTCAACAATTTGTCCACTGTCATTTACTCGAAGCAGTGCACTGTCGTATGGCAAAAGGTTGCGCGTTGAAGCCATTGTTAATTTATTTCCAATACAGTAAACGTAAGGTCAATGTCTTCAACTGCAATTATCGGCAATGAGCCTTTTTTATGGAATAGCAAGTCGTTTCCCAGTTGTGGCAACCAACCGGAACCAGTTGGAGTCAATGTGAGTGATTCAACAAAGACTACACCAGGGACATTGCTGATAAGCGATATGAGCTGTGTCTGTCTCACTCTGTCTTGGGTGTATGGATATTTTGCCGGACTTATGAAGTCGACCAACGCATTGAGTACGGCACCCTCAACGGATGCAGCATCATACGATTCACTTATCACAACTTCTCCAGAAATTTCTAATGTGCAAATTTCTGGGTCCAACATTTCAAAGGTTAATCCAGCAACCGATTTTGCACGAATGTCGGCAACAACGTTTGTTTTTTCAATTGATGTCAAATAAGTGTTTAGGCCATATCCAAAAACGGTTACGAAACCAGACACATCCTGACCAGCGTAAGCAGAAGCAGTAACCGTAGTGCTTGCAGAGTTTGTTGCTACTTTGACGAAATTGACCGTATCTGAACCAGTCGCAGTTATTTCATGTAAACCATTAAATGTTGCACTTACCGAAGGGTCAAAAACTTCTAATTCAATTGTGTCACCAGTTATGAATAGATGTGGTGCTGCTGTCTGAATTGTTGCCAGGTTATTATCCAGGAATGTTTTTATAACTCCAGCTTGTCTTTTTACGGTTATGTCTCCGCTTGTATCATCGCCATTAGTCAAGTCGTATGTTTTGACACGACTAATAACGTCTGGGTATTCGGAAAGGACATATGAGTCAACTTGTGTTGCTCTCGTCAGAGATGAAGTAAGCGAGCGCAAATAAGTTGTAGCGCGTGATAGGTAGTCTGTATCTGAGTCTGCGTTAATTCCGTTTGCAAAATTTGATGGGGTTCTAACTGTTGCTGTTTGGATTTGTGTTCCAGAAGAAAGTATTTTTAACTGAGAACCATCATCTATCGGTGGAATAATTCCTGGCGTCAAACACACAATCGTTGCTGATGCGCTCGGATAATCTACTGATATTTCCAAGTCGGTCGGTTCCAGTTCAAGTGCAGATGTTGTCTGAAATGGAAATTCCTGTAATTCATCTTCAAACAACGCTTCATAGCTAAAAACTGTTCCTGCGGGTATTGTTCCGCCATCATAAGTATTGAGTGTGATGGTGACATCAATCTCTGCTGGAATCGCCTCCTGGCGAATGAATCCGAGCATTCCCACGATTCCTGCCATAAGTCTATTTGGGAGCCTGTTTATTGCAGCAATATTCAACGCACTCACATATGCCATTGCCTGAAAAATCGCGTCTTCTGGAGAACCCGTACGGAGATTGAATTCAGGCAAGCTGAGTCGAGCTAACTCAATCGAGTCGCGATAAATGTCGCCTGGTTCCTTGTCAAAAATTGTGAGGTTGACGTATTCTGAAAAATCTGCTGGCATTTTAAACCTACGAGCTTTGTATTTCGAAAGCGAAAGAAACTTTGGTTTTACCAGTATTTCCTTCGTTTGATGTTGTTGATAAATTGGTTATTCTTATTTCTGGAACATACCTCGACGCATTTAAAACAAATAGCCCTTTATCTACCGTCCTAAACGCAGGGTCGTTAGCACCAAAAGCCGGAGTGAATGGATGGGTCATTGGTTCTGTGAGAATAATAATTGAAAGCAATTGCGCATAATAGTCAGTTGTTCCGTCTTTTAGCTTTTTTAATCCAGTCGAATCAAATTGAACCGGGAATTGAATCATGTCCATCTTTTCACCTCCTAATGACTATGCGAATTAAGTTGACTTTGAAGATTTGCTACTTGCGTCTGAAGAGCGCTAACGGTTGCCTGCAATTGCTCGAAAAGAGCTTTTGAGGCATAGACGTCGGCTTTTATTTTTGCAGACCCATAAACCATTATTTCATTAAAGAACTCATCAGTGAATGAACATTTCACTACATCTCCGACTGAGTATTTGTTAAGAGTTGTTGTTCCAATTGGAGTAATCGGACCGTACGTTGAACCAATAGCAGGAATAGAAACACTGATTTGCCCAGAACTATTGACTGCTGTTACATTTGCGGTAAATATTCGACCAGCCTTGAGCGGGTGCGATGATGCTTTTTGATTGTCAATAATGTCTGGTCTATTGCGAGCCATTGCTTATCCTCCTAGACCCATAGCGATGTTGAATCGCCTGCCGTATTTGGAATAGAACCACGCGACCCAGAGTATTCAGGAAAACGCTTATCCAGTATCAGAGATTGCTGTTTGGATAGCAAATATGCATAATCACGAGCATTCAAGATGGCTTTTTGCTTAGTTTCACCACGAACAACGGCAAGGTATTTTGCTGTTCCAAGATATCCCCCATCAGCGTTGTATTTAGCTATTACTTCTTCGCTGCTCTTCTGTACTGCTACTCCACCCTGCGTGTATATGGTCGGGAGCAATACCGCTCTCCATTCACTCCCGAATTCAAACTCGTACGTAATTGAATATATTGTCAGGGCATCAGACCCCGATGGAAGAACTGGACGTGAGAAAAGATTTATATTGCCTGTATACAGAACAGAATCGGCATCATTTGTGCTCGCCTTACCTGCTCCACCTTGCGTTATTGCTCCCTTGAGCATTGGGTATGTGATGGTTAAGTTTGCATACTGCATTCTTGGATAACGCAATTGGTTTGATTGGTCAGGTAGTGGGAGCAAACGTGCATCCAGTGATTCTGAAGTAATCTTTTTCCCTGTTGCATTTTTTGCAGATTGGACTACAGTTATGGGGGTGGTTTGTGTCCCTGCAAACGGAACGTATGTTTGTTGATACGTGACGCCAATTGGTAGCAGTTTTGGCTTATTCTTTTCTTCATCGCGCTGTGGCGTTCTAAAAGAAACGCTTACCGGTTCTGAAGACATCTCGTCAAATGAAACAGATTCGATTATGTAAAAACCAGACATGTTTGGAACGTTGCCAACATACGCCGTCATACCTGGTCGAATCTGTGTACCGTTGATTCTCTCAACAACACAGGAGCCATCTGCAGCATATGGGTCATTATCAGATTTCGTGATGCTTGGGTATTGCGTCAACTTGAAATACCCCGGTGTACCAAGATACTGAAATTGAGGCGTGCTTTGATTGGGGTACTGGAGGGGTATCCATCGTTGCGTTTTTTTACCGGTTTGTTTCTTTTGGCCAGTTTTTTTGTCAACAGTAAACTTCGGTACTTGTCTTGCGTTGGTGCCCCATTTATGAAGAAGAAATTGCTCTGACGCAAATATTAAATATCCATCAGTTTCAAAACAAACAAATTTTGCATCTCCAGCGAGACGGGTGATTACATCCCACAATGATTCTGCTTGTTTTTCCCCAGAAGCTTTTGTTATGTTTTGCTTCTTTGTTGTTTCTTGTCCGTAAAACTTTAAACCGTATTTTGCAGCTGCACGCCGAACAAAATCTGTTCCTTGTCCTTTGATTGTGTCGGGTCGTTTATCTCTCTTCATTTGCTGTATTGCCTTGGAGTAGCAATCAATACTAAAAGTAGGACTACTACCAGGGCCCTGAGATACTGTTACCTTGGAAATCTCGAACAACTGTTTAACGAGTGCAGCACTTCCAGACCCATCATCTATGCGTCCAAGTGTTTGCGTTTCATATATTATGTCCCTACCGAGAGTGAAGAAATTTTGTCCTGACATGCGTAGCTCTGGGTCTACTAGCTCAAAGCTTAATTGAGAGGCCATATCCATCGAGTAGCTAACATTTACACTTGTAACAAGTTTTGAAATGTCTGCATAACCATTTGAGGACGTGTTTGATAGGTCGGCAATAAGAATCTTGCCCTGGTATGGCCCCCTATACTGACGGGAGTAGCGCCATCCAGCAAATGTTGTTAAGTCAGCAGCCATTCGTTCTCATTACTTAGTTGGGACTCCAGGACATCCAGCATTGGAAAGCATTTTTGCGCGAATGTTCGCTGGTATTCCTGGATTTTTGGTGAATAGCTGAGTGCATAAACCATCTGGGGTATCAGATGGTCCACCTGGGGTTGCAGTGCTTGGAGTAATTTTTGGAAGTACTGCTATAAGCGGCGTTTCCAGAGGTAATTCCAAAATTGACATGTTTACTGTTGCTCTGTTTATTTCACCTGTTGGTGTTTGGCTAAATACAGAATCGTTACTTGACCTAGTTCGCTGAACAGAAGTAATTGACATATCGACAATTGCAAAAACGATTCCACTTCCACCAGTCCAAGTCGGATATGTGAGTTGTTCGGTGAACATTGAGTCAAAACCTAAAAATATGACAGGTTCTGGCCGCATGGCCATAGTGCGAAGTTCGCGTAATTTTTCATCACAAGATGTAAAAATATTATTATTGTCACCAACCAAAAATTCAAAGCTTATTTTCATTAGTTTAAAATTTTTAAAATCAACAAATGGAGTGTTATTTACTCTCGGTATTTCTGTCCACTCTGCTCCTATGTTTGAGTATGAAACATTGTTTGGTCGATAATCAAATACAAATCGAGCAGGCCTTGGGGCTGTTGAACCATCTGGATTATTGTAAAATTGGACCATCTGGGGCTGGTCTAAGGAGTACGAGTAATCACCACCCTCCCCTTCTGAGCCACCGGTTGATTTAGAGACCACAACCGTAGTCCCACTTGTGCTTAATCCGTTTTCATAGTTCTGTATTGCTCCGGTATTGCGCAGCGTATCCATAGCAATAGTTCCGCTATATATTTTAGAAATTCGTGTATCAGCGTCAAGTACTATTGTTTTAGCTGCAAGAAGAGATAGCCCGCCAGACACGAGTTCTTTTATCTGCGAATTAGTGAAATTCGTCAAATTTAAGTCTGCTGAGTCACCTATAAAAGATGACCATTTTGATGCGTCAAAGTCCCCAACGTCCGGCAATGACTGAAGCGTGTTTGTGTTCGCCAATGGGAAGAATCGTTTTAGCTGTGGATGATACCAATACTGTATCCAGGTGTCAGATGGGTCGCTGAGTTTTTTCCATTTATAAATAGAATCAGAAAGATATGGATTTTTTGAATAGTCAAACTCGGTATCTGACCAGTTGAATTTATAATTCACTGCCTCGTAAACTTCATTGCCAAAAACTATTCTTGCTCCAACAGAATAATCATTTACTTTATTCTTATTCGGATTTGCCGAATTCTCCGGGGTCCTTTGAAAGTCTGGTTCGCTAAATGTATATTCATCCCCGTTTGTATATGTTATGTATTCTTCGTCAGATGGTGTTACTCCAGCAAATGGAAACCAGTATTTTTGCTGAGACACGAGAGAGTATGATTCCGGGAAAACAGGTGTTGACGTATTTTCGACTTGAATATACTTTCTTTTAAGCGGGTAGTTTTTAAACAGGCTTAGCGAATCTGAAGCCGTATAACCAATAGTGAAGAGTCTGATTGTTCCGGTTGATGCCATTAGCTACGCTCCCTGGCGTTTCTTTCTTTTTCAGCAATCTTTGCCATCACCATGTTTGCGATTGCCTCTGGTGACTGCGTTGCTCCATTAATCTCGATGTTGAAGTAGTTTGTGCTTCCACCACCACCTGTTGTCATTGTTGACATTCCCATTGGTGCCATAGGGGATGAAGTGTCTCCAGCTCTGGCTGGGACTACATGTAGGTGTCGATTGGCTTGCGTTCCGTGAAACTCTGCAAACCCGCCGTTTTCGTGAACAAGACGTGAGTATGCGCCAAGGTTTTGGCCAGTGAGGTCATACGCTCTTCCGGTTACATGGTCGGAGTTGATTGAGCCAAGACCGGTGGTTCTATAGGCGGAGGAAACCGTACGCTTTCCGGTTAGCTGGCTATCCATTGCGGCATGGCGCGCCATCGTTTGCGAAAGCCTGCTTGATGTCGTATCACCGCGAGGGGTTGAGGTGTCTTGGGTGATTGAGTCAAATGCTTCTTTCGTAAACCACTCTGGCCTACCGTTCATTCCACCCTTAAATAGGTCGTCTGTGTATTTGTTAAATGTCTCAATTGCTGTTTTGAGACCGGCTGATGCATCGGCAAGATTTTCAGTTTGCTTTGCCACCGCGTCGAGAGCTTCTTCTGGCGTTCTTGTAAGTGACACCCCACCAAGGCCGACTGTACTCAATATCTTTGTGATGTCTTCTGAGGTGTAGTCACCT